CGGTCGGCAGCCTCTTTGGTCTTGGCCCAAGCGTCGTATTTTGTTTGATAGGCGTCAGAGGCGGCCTTCAATGTGGCAGCGGTAGAGCCAGCAACAGTGGGGTCTTCAAGGTCTTTTCTGATAACCGTAAGATCAGCAACCTTTTTGTCAATTGCCGCCTTGGTGGTTTCCAACGAGTCCAACATTGTTTTGTTGTTGTCGTACAGCGTCTGAGCTTCTTTTCCTGTTGTTTCGGCCTTTGTTGCAGCGGCGTTTGCGGCAACAGCGGCTGCGTTTGCTTTATCGGCAAATGACTGTTGAGTTGGCGCGTTGGTGTCGTACTTGATTGACGTCGAGATGATGTTGCCTTCGTAGTCCGTTTCCTGATTGTCTGCAACATAAACCCTGTAAGTTCCGCCTTCGCCGTCAGACCTGTCTTCATAATGCCCACCAGATCTCTTAAAGTAAGACGTTGACCCGCTTTCAGAGTCGTAGGAGGCCTCCCACCCTTCTTGTTTCAACTTGGCGTCGTAGTTGTTGTAAGCCCACTTGTTGTCGTCGTAGTTCTTTTTCTCTTCGTTAAATGTGTTGACTGCTGTTTCGTTGTCTGCAATCAGAGCGTCGTAGCTTGTTTTGAACGGCGTAAATTCGTCGGTAACTTTTTTGTCGTATTCTTTTGCCGCGTCGTTAATCTCGGTGCGAAGCTTTTCACCAGCGGTGACTTTGGTGTCGTACTCAGCCTTGGCGGTGGTGTACTTGTCCTGCGCAGCCTTTGCTGCGTCTGTGTCCGTTGTGAGTAGCTTGTAGGCGTCCTTTGCAGCGTTTGCAAGCGACGTTCCACCCAAGTTGATAGTGGCATAAGCAATGTAGTTGCCAAGGGCTTGTGCAGGGTCACCCTTGCCAGAAACAATTGTGTTCAGCGCGGTGCTTGTTGCGCCTTTCATAAGGTTCAGGGCGGTGGAGCTAAAACCCCAGTTTGGATCTTTGTTGAGCGTGTCAAAGTAGCTGTCAGTCGATGCGTAAACCAAGCCAGACGTGAAGCCAGAGGCGATGCTCGCGCCAATTGGCTTACCTGTGAGCGCAGCGTTGATACCACCCACAAGGGCAGAGTTCATGCTTGACGTTGCAACCTTAGCAATCTGTACAGCGGTGTCGGCTGGCAGGTTGAAATTTTGCATCATGGTGTCAGTGAAGTCACCTGCAAATGCGTTGCTCGTGTAGTTTTTGATGTCCGCGCCAATTTGCGTGCTGGACATGAACGTCGTCGACGCATACGACACAGCAGCAGACTTTGCAATATCGCCAAGGTCACCGCCTTTGGCTGCGGTGATAACGGCGGACGTCACATAGGGCGGGATGCCCACCATAGCACCGCCAATTTGCAGCAGTGTTGGCAGCGGGTCTTTCAGAATGCCCTTGACGGTTTTTTCGACTGTTTTAAAGACGCCAGAAACCGCATCTCCGATGCCTTCAAGAATGTCGCCAGCAAGGTCAACAACGCCCCCGAGTAGGTCGCCAATGCCTTCAAAAATACCGCCAACAAAATCGCTTACTGCACCCATGTTCAGTCCCTCTTTTCACCAGTGGAAACGGCAAAAAGGCCCTTGGCGCTGTCAAATTTTGTTTTGATCGCGGGGTCGTTCATTTTTCTTACTGCCAATTTGAGAACCCTGACAATTTCAGGTGTGTGCGTTACCGCAAAGAGGGCGTCAAAACCAATCTTGCGAGCTGACTGCATAAACTCAATCATGTTATTGACCAAGTTGTCTGCGGTGTCGCCGTTGTAGCTGCGCACCCAACCCACACGCCCCTCAAATGCGGCAATGGTAAACAGCGTGTTGCCAGCGCGAATACGGATCAGGCTTTTTTCACTGTACTCTTGGATCATCATTGAATAAACCATGCGCTCTGCGGAGACGTGGACCTTTTTGGCCGCAGCAGCAACGAGCTGTTGGCTGCGCTTATCCTCGTTCGCCGCCACCGCAAAAATGTCGGTGGGGTTAAGCATGTGCTCTTTTGAGCTGACGGGGTGAACGCCTTGCAAGCTCATGCTGGGACCTCCAGATAGCGGCGATCGTCCACCTTGTTGGGGTGAAAGCTTGGCAAATAGATCTTGAGCATTGGCACAAATACCTTGGTTGTCATGTGCCACGCCCACTGCGCAAAGTCAGTCCAGTCTTTTAAACGCCGAAAACTGACGCCTTGCAGGGTATAGCCCACGATGAATTTGATGACGTAGGCCTGATTTTGCCTTGCAATTGCCCGTAAGTCAGCATCTGAGTGGCCCAAACTGCGCCAAAGATCGATGGCAAGGTCCTTGTGGCCAATCTCCTCGCGGGAGTGCCAAGCAAATAATTTGTGCTCGCGGCCCTCGCGGCCCTTGAACCAATCAAGGTACATCCGACCCATGCAGGCCGCAAAATGCTCGATCGATACCATAGTGCCCAGCCACACCTTGTTGCCGGGGCGGCGGTGGATGATGCGGGTCTTGCGATACTCTTCGTTGGCTACGTCAGTGATACCAGCCCGTGCGTTGTAGGCGTCGTGAGCGCTTGCATGCGCCAATTCCTCACGCATAAACTCTTCAATGCGGGCCTTCAAAGACTCATCATTGACCGCTGGTAGGTGATGCTTGGCCACGGCGACAAACGCACGCTCCCATGCTGGGAACAAAATGCTCACCGCGTCGCAGTGCCGAGTAAAGAGTTTGGAGTTGTCGCACCAGTTCATGTTGTTTGCACCGCTGGGTTGACTGCCGCCACCATGGCCTCGGCCCAGTCATACCAATTGCTGTATTGATCTGTGCGGGGCGTTGCCTCGTTTGCAAAAACGTCAATAGCGTTCAAGCCATTACCCCATTGCTTCCAGTCTGTCTGGGCATTAGGAATCTGAAGGTTCTGAGCACCATAAAGCTCGCACATGAGGCACGCCCACGACTCAAACGTGTGATAGCGTGGGTCGTATATCTGTGCGGGATTAAGGGCCATAAGGCCTCACGTCGCCAATCTCGGCATTGAGAACCAACTTACCAAGCTGGTAATTTCCGCCAGCAACGTCAGAGGTGAACCGTAACCGCAATTCACGGCGCTGCTCACGCATGTCGATCTTGCCTGTGTTAGGTCCAAAGACATAAGGCTCGGACTCTTTGTCCTCACCTTGCGCAAATGGGCGGCCAGTCACAACCACGTCCATGTCGCCAGATTGCAAAAAGTCAGGCTCAATACGCTCTATGCGAATCCATCGGTTTTGACCTTCTGCCGCTGGTTGAGAAGGTCCACCGCCAAGCCAGCTCAAGTCGTTGGTCTCAAATGAGCTGAGGATCGCCCGCACGTTCTGGCCGTCAATCTCGTCAGTACCAATTTCGTGTTGGTACATTGGAATTAAGTTGGCAGGGATTGAGAAAGTCAAGGCTGCCGCGCCCGTTCCAGTGGCCGCCGCTGACATCTCAATCGCCTGAAGATAAATTGCCGTCACAGGAATTGAAAACCCAGCGCCCGTGCCGCCCAAGCTGGCAGCCGTAGCACTTAGCACGTCACCCACCAAATAACCCGCTCCACGGGCCGTAATGGTCACGGTGGTCACCGCAGTACCAGAAACCCCGATTGTGGCCTTAGCGCCCGCTCCTGAGCCTCCTGTGAGGGTTACGTTGACATATGAGCCGTTGACATAGCCAGAGCCGCCTGTGATCGCGCCCAGCGTTTTGATGTTGCTGGTGGTGATGGCCACCACGCTTGTGCCCGTAGGAATGTTGGAGCCAGAGATGACTTGACGCAAGGCAACTTGCGTGTTGTAGGTGTCGCTGTACAGGAACACGCTGCCAGACACTTCGTTGTAAGTTTCAGTGAACACTGTTTCGGCTTCGCTTGTGTGCCAGTCAGCCGCAACAGGAAACGCAAACACCTGTGAAAAGTACCCAGCAGAGCGTTGAGCACCACGGGCCTCGCCTGCGTCGTACCAAGTGTTCTCGCGCACGTTGTAGATGATTGCGTCAGTGCATTCGGTTGCGTCGCCGCGAGGGTAGAACCACCAGATCTCACCAAAACGTGGGACCTTTGTAGCCCAAACTTTTTGACGTTGGTCATAGTTCAGGTTGTCAAAGAAGTAATTCTGGTTCATGGTGTTGGGAATCTCTTTGACCACACCGTTGTACAGCAAGAAGCGATCAACACCGCACCAGTAGTAGACGCCGTCGTACTCAATGGCCGACTGCGAAGACAGAATTGAGGACTGGCTGCTGATGATGTCGTAGCGCCAGTATTGGGGAGGCGTTCCTGTGCCGCCAATGAACGACACGCGGATCAGGCTGTCAAGGCTCCAGAACAGGCCAGAGGGCGCGTTTGAGCCGCCCCTGACGGGTAGCCCTTGGACAATCTTTCCAGAGGCCACATTGACCGCGTTGGCGTCCGCAGAAACCCAATCATTGGTGTTGCCAGCCGAGCAGTTCTGGATCAGGCCGTTGTTGCCGTACACAAACAAGTATGGGTGCAGCGACACAACACCACCAGACACCGAGATGTTGTTGTTGAATGTCAGCGTCACAGTGCCAGAGGCTGTTGCGTTGTTTGACAAAGTCAACGTGGTGGTGGATATTGACACCACCGTGGTGTTGGCAGGAATGCCTGTGCCTGTCACGGTTTGACCAGCGCCGATTAGGGGGTTTGATGCTGCCAAAGTCACCGTGGGACTCAAATTTGTTGTAGTTCCAGAGTCAGTGAAAACGCCAATTTGGCTCATGGTCAAGGCGGTGATGTCGCCAATCAACACAGGGGTGTTGTTGTCGTTTCCAATAGAGGCAAGGTTTTGCCCCGGGTGTGCGATCAAGGACTGCAAGCCTGTTCCCGTCACGTCGTAGAAGCCATCAAACTGCCACAGGTTCAAGTTGGACTGCGTGAAGTTGGTCAAGGTGAAGTCGCCCACGCCAGCGCCCACGCCATTGTTGTCAATGGTCAGGACCTGAAGGCCGTTGTTGTAGCCACTGAAAATGGACGTAAAGGCGTTCTGTGGGTTGACCCAGATCCCGCGTGAGGGGCCTGTGAGCTGATCCGAAATGACACGAAAGCCACCGATCTTGCGAGGGCGGCCACGCTGGAAGCGGACCCACTCGCCGTCGTTGTAGAACATTTTGTCGAAGACCGTGCCATCGCGCTGGATGCCCGGCTGCGTGTCGAGGGAAAAAACCTTTGCGGCCATTAGAAGGTCCCGCCCTGAACACCCCCAGTAAAGTTCCCCGTGCCGGGGATGTTCAGCCCTGTCGAGGTCAGACCAAACAGCTTGACGCCCAAGATTGCGATGCCGAACTCACCCGAGCCGGGGCGGTAAATACCCGTCGACGTCTCGGTCGCAAAGTTAAGCGATGGAGCGCCCACCGTGCCATCCACCAGCGACACGTTCACCGCACCAGCAGCAATCGTCGAGGCGTTGAGCAAGTTGACCGAGTCACACAGCAAGATCACCTGCTGACCAGCGGGGACCGTAGCAGTTGCACCGCCTGCGCCTGTGGTGAAGGTGATCTGGTAACCCGGCCCCCCACCGTTCGTCTGGTTCGTGATGTAGTACACCTGCACGGTCTGAGGTAGGACCACGGTGACGTTGCCTGTCAGCGTGCCCGTGTACTTCTGGATCGTGTTGGCCGCCTCTGAGGCGGTCAGGGTGTAGCTGCCAGTCACCACAGCCTTGGTGAGCTGCGTGAAGTTGAACTGTGTGCTGCGGCCTAAGCCAACGGTAAAGAAGGCAGAGCCAGAGCAGCAGATCACGCAAGAGTCAGCAGGCTGCAAGGAAATTGTCGATGCGCCGTTGATCTGAATGCCACCAGAAGGGGAGATGGTCAAAGTGCCAGATCCACCATTGCGGATCATCATGTACCAGTCGTTCCCTAAAGTTACGGCGGAGGTCAGGGTCAGCGTGCCTGAGCCACCAGTCCAAACGTGGGTCGATGCACGGTCAGTGGTCAGAGCGGTGTAATTGGAAGCAAAGGTGACGACGTTGTTGGCAGAATTCAGCGTGTTGGAAATAGCCTTGAGGCCAAAACCAGCAAGGGTGGCTGCGTCTACGTTAGATGTGCCCACGCCGAAGGCTATGAGGCCCCATGTGCCCGCCGTGGTGGCGTTGCTGGTGAGGTAGATGTACTTCGCCTCGCCCGGGGCAATTGTGACGATCGTGCCCCCAACGTAGTTCCTGACCGTGAAAGTGTAGGAGCCGACGTTGCGGAACAGGGCATCAATACCAACAGACGCCTGATTTGCAGGCGGCATGTCCAAAGTAAAGGCATCCAACGTAAAGGTCAGGCCAGTGGTTGTACCAGCCGTGGTGGCCACCGCAGTCCCGCCCAAAGTGGCGGAAACAGTAAAAGTCGTCGAGCCGTTGGTGGCAATGATGTAGTAGGTGTTGCCAGTGGTGATGCCACCTGAAGTTCCAGTGGAAACTCCAGTGACAACAATGGCTTGGCCAACAAACAAACTTGGGGTTGTGGTGCAGGAGCACTGTCCATTTGCGCCTGTGACGGTAACGCCAGTAAGCACCGCACCGCTTGATAGCGACGTGACGTCCATAACTCGTGCGGCTGCGTTGTCTGTGTCGCTGCCATTGATTGGCCACGACAGGGTTTCGTCAGCGGCAAGCGTAATGCTGCGGTATGAGACGTCGGTCGGCTGTATTACCTGACCTGTAAATGGGCTATTGAAACTCATGAATCCCTCACAATCGCCTGACGATCAGCGGCACGAGTGACGTTCTCCGTCTTCAGGACTTCAATGATTCTGTCGAAGTTGCTTTGCCACATAGGCATGCGCTCGTCGTTCTTCAGGAACGGCATGGCTTGCAGCAAAGTGCCATACAGCAGCGCTTGTGGCGCGTACTGGGTGAACCAGTTTGATTGGTTCGATGAGTCCAAGGGCTGCACTCGCTCGTAGTACAGCACCTCATATGAATAGCCTAAAGCAGGCGTTGGGCCTACCAGCCAATGCGTGTAGTCGTAGTCGCAAAAGTAAAGCGGCACATCGGTCGAGGTTGGGTTTGGCCAATACTCGCGGATGTACTCGTAGGTACGCAGCAGCACAGGCTGGCGTTGACCTGATACAGTCACGTTCATTGACACGGTCTTGCGCCAACGGGCAGGCTTAGGAATGACGTTCTCGGACTGGACCATGGTGCTTGTGGCCACGGTCAGGTTGCCAAGGAATTTGATTTCAGCCGCAATGATCTGCTCCGCCAGCATAATGAACTGCGGAATCTTGTCCAACGTCTGCTGATCAGTACGCTCCAAATAAGTCTGGATGTCGTTGACCAGCGAGTCATACGTCATTACGGCTGCGACTGTCATTTTGTTCTCCGTTATCCGACGTTGCGTTCAAAGTGCGGGCAATCGACCAGCGACTTGAAGTTGCCTCCCCAGCGGTTTTTGGGGTGCAAAGACTCCCAAAATGCACCCAAAGGTGCAAGAATTCCCTTGTCCCATATTATCTGCCCATCCTTGAAGAAGTTCAAGTCAATGGCGCAGCGTTTGAGGTGAATGGAGTTCATGGTCTTGGAGCGGCCAGCCTTGACGTGCAAGGCCTGCTGCTCAGGTGTGCGGGCTAACTCCCCACCAGTGACCATAAAACCTTGTTCTGTGGCGTATTGAACCAGTTTGCAGGCATCCAGCAAGAATGCGGCTTGTTCTTGACTCAGGCTCATTCTTTGTCCTTTCTGCGCATTTCCATGACTTTCTCGACCGTTCGGCCACCAAAGTAGGCCGTCATGACCAGCATGCCCCACTGGCCTAATAGGTTGACGTAGGACTCACTGATCTTGTACCCATAGCCGTCAAGCAGGGCAAAGATCAAATAAGCCGTCAGGAGGTACACCAGCGTGCCGGGGCGCACGTTCTTGGACAGCCACGAGTCGGAGGCCATATCAGCCTGCCAGCGCTTGCTGACGTTGTCTTCTTGGTTGGCCTGCGCCTTGAGCAGCGCCTGCAACTCTTCTTGCTCAATACGCGCCTTCTCGATGCCAAGCTCAAGCAGGCGCTCTTCGTGATCAAACTGGAGCTGGCGCAGCTTGGACACCTCAGCGTCCGTTGGGTTGTCAGAGATCTTGACGCCAAGGGCGTTCTCAACAACCTCTTTGCCTTTTGCTTGGATCGCAGATGACAAAAGACCCAAGCCGTTTTGAGCAAGGGTCCCGAGTAGTGATGCAACGATTGGGATCATGGTCACCCTTTCAATTCAAAACTTAAATTTGCGTGACGGGGGTACTGCACAACGCGCTCCCCTTCAGGGCATTTGTATTTGATCGTTGCCAGCAAAGTTGCTTTTCCACTGGCAATTTTTTCTTTTCTCACCATTGTGAGTTCGTATGTGAACGTGTCAATATCTGGGCCTGCTGGGCCACTGAACTTGCTTGCGGTGGTGGTCGCCTCATGCACCATGCCTGCCGCATCACGAATGCTTGGGGTAAAACTCTCAACGGAACAGTCGTCCCGTTTCTTTATTCTTGCAACCGTGACAGTGATGGGCTTTCCAGCATCTGCCACAATTTTAAAATTCTCTGGAGACCATTCGATGATGGCCCTGTCGAACCAGCCAAACTTGTCGGCAAGCGTGTAACTGCCACCTAGCGCTGCAACACTTGCGGCGACTGAGGCAATGACCTTGGTGATGTCAACCATTACAGGCCAAACACTTTCTTGACCATTTCAGCCGCAACCCCGGGGCCAAGCAACACAGCCGCGATCAGTGCGTAAAGCAGGTACTCGATCTTGGTCATGCGCTTGGAACCGTCG